TTGTGCCACAGGCAGGGGATGACTTGGTGGACATCAAGACCACCTCCAGCATCGGCAAAGCTGACGACCTAGCGTCCCTTGTGGTGCGCCGAGGCTACCATTGGCAAGCCGCCCTCTACCTCGACCTGTTCAACGCCGCCACAGGGCTGGAGCGCACGAATTTTGTGCTTGCCTTTGTCGAAACATCTGCGCCTTATGAAACCGCAATCGTCAATCTGTCCGGTGATTTCATCGAACAAGGGCGAATCGGATACATGAACGCAATAGCCAAATACCAGAAATGTGTCTCGGAGAAGATGTTCCCAAAGGCAGTTGAAGGAATACAAGAACTCTCATTCCCCAAGTGGGCAATCAAATAACAATACACCATGAAGCAAACAATAGACATTAGCCTAGACACAACGAAGATCGACAAGACCGCTCTGTATGAGTCACCAAAGAACGGGAAGAAATACCTCTCCGTCACGGTTCTGATTCGTGAAGAGAAGGACAAGTACGGATACGATGGTTTCGTCGTCCAGAAGATCAGCAAAGAGCGCAAGGCCGCAGGAGAGAAAGGCCCGATCCTCGGAAACTGCAAGATCGTCGACTGGGAGGCACAGAAGCCAAGCGTGATTAAGGCGACTCTTCATCCAGATAAGTGGGATGATGATGATTCAGAAATACCTTTTTGATGGGTGATAAGTTGAGCGATGACAATAGGCGCGTTTACCTTGGCCCGAGGTTTCATCGCAGGGCAAACCACTTTCCGATACACTTATGATTGAAATGCTAACACCAATGGAGGCGCAGAAGCTGGGTCATGTCCCGCTCACTCGCCCGTACAGAGAAGACTACGAACACGAAATGAGATGGCTTCGCACCGTCCTGCGTGACATGAGGGGATGCAACTTCTCCCTTGTGGATACTGGCAGAGGGCTTGAAGTCTGGCGCGATAAGCGAGAAATAAACACGATCAAAGAATAACACCATGAAACTGAAACAAATCTACAAACCAGTTCGCGCCATTGGCAGCGACCCGCATTTAACCGTGTCCCTCATGTCTGCCTTGGCATCGCCCAAGCATCGCAAGAGCGGTGTAATGGAAGCACTCAAACGCCTAGTTAAGAACTATGGAGTTGCTATTTAACGACCTACCAGAAGAGCTTTCACCTCGCCTCAAGTGGCAGGAGAAGAAGGGAATTAGGACAATGCGCCGCGACGATGGGAAATGGGTGGCGTACAAGACCGAAACTCGCTTCAACAACTCCGACGAGACAGAGGTGGACGCTGTGATAGGACTGGCAAAGAAGTTAAAGCTGAAATTGTGGAACGAGTGAATGTCATAAGCATAACATCCAATGAGGCAGCCCCGTGGTTGCTTTCTAGGCACTATGCCAAAAGAATGTGTCCTATATCCTTCGCATTTGGGGCATTCAAAGGCAGCCTGATGATTGGAGTTGTGACATTTGGCGTCCCAGCATCCGCTCCGCTTCGGGATGGTATAGCTGGAAAGGAATGGTCAAGCAGCGTTTTGGAGTTGAATAGGCTGTGCTGTTCCAATGAAAAAAATATAGCCAGCACGCTAGTTGGAAGATCAATCAAGATGCTACCAAAACCCACGATAGTCATTAGTTATGCGGATACAGCCCAAGGCCATGTTGGTTATGTGTATCAAGCTACCAACTTTATCTATACTGGACTTAGTGCAAAGAGAACGGATTGGAAGGTAAGGGGGATGGAACATCTCCACGGAGCTACCATTGCAGACAAGAGCCGTGGTGTCGCAAATAGAGCGCAATGGATGCGTGAAACATATGGTGACGACTTTTACTTGGAGGAGAGGTCAAGAAAGCATAGGTATTTATATCTTCACGGAAGCAAGAAACAAAAGGAAGACATGATGGCGGCATTAAAATACAATCAAGAACCATACCCAAAGGGGGATAGTAAGAGGTATGAAATATCATCTTCTATACAAACCCAATCCACCTTATCAATATGAGCAGAATCACCATAGGCATAGATCCTGGAGCTAACGGCGCAATCGCATGGATTGACGAGCGAGGGAAGTCTTGCGTCGAGAAGATGCCAGACACCTTGCAGGACTTGTGGGAGCTTATTCGCGACATCACCAACTTCCCAAGGTCAGCGATTGACGGGCGCAAGTACAAGGCGTACATCGAGCAAGTGTCCTCCAGTCCGCAGATGGGCGTGGTATCAGCGTTCAGCTTTGGCCGAGGCTACGGCAACCTTGAGATGGCACTCACAGCCGCAGGGATACCCTTCGAGCGCGTGCGTCCACAAGTATGGCAGAAGGCTATGGGTTGCATGACGAAAGGCGATAAGAACATTTCCAAGCAGAAGGCACAGGAGTTATTCCCAGACAAGAAGGTTATTCACGCTACGGCGGACGCATTACTCATAGCACTATACGGAACAAAGCAACAATGAAAGAGAAATACATACCCGGCGAAGGTTGCCAATGTTCAGCCCGATGCAGTTGCGAATGCGGATGCGATGTGGACTGGACACCAAGGGAGGTCTACGAACTACGCGAGGTGGAACGCGAGCGCGCGCTTGCAAACGAAGCTATTGCCACTTGGAGAAAGACGAGAGAAGAGCGTGATGCCGCCCTCATCGGATATAACGAATGCAGGGCGACTATCGAAGATGCTAGGAGAGCATTGGGCGCGACTGCACATGAAGGACTGCTTTTGACGGCAATGCGGGTCACCGAGCAACGCGACAGGCTGGCTGAGGCGTTGCAAAAATTCGAGGGGCGTCTCGATTGCTATGGATGCGTCGGAACTGCTGAACAAGCCCTCGCCGCTGTGAAAGGAGTAGGCGATGAGTGACACGCCAAGGACAAGCGAAGAATGGCGCAGAATCCAACGCCGCCCAGATGGGCGATATGGCTCAGAAATCACGTATCAAGACTTAGCGCATGGTATGTCCAATTTTGCCAAGCAACTCGAACGCGAACTCGCCGCTGTGACTGAGCAACGCGACAGGCTGGCGGAGGCGTTGCGGGAGCTGTGTGAAACATTGCTGAATGATAAACCACGCGACATCACCGAATCGCTGTACAAGGCTGGGGATGCCCTCGCCGCATGGAAAGGAGGGAGCCATGATCATTGACGGAATGACGATGGGCCACAGGAATAAGTATCTAGAAAACATGAAGAAGTACCAAGAGATTGAGAACCTCATCGCAGATATCTGGTATCAGAATCCAAGGTGGCCATCGACATTCTCCGTATGCTGCAATGGATGCGGCAATCAAGCACGAGGCGGCAGAGAGTGCATCTATTGTCTTGAGAGTGAACTTTCCAAATTGACATCGCAGGAGGATGCTAAATCCTTCGTGAGTGCAGTCAGACAAGTCTTAACGGCAGAGGAATCCTTGAGAGAGCATTCCAAGCCGTTCTGAACAACAAACAAACAACAACAAAAAATGAAACCTAGAGTATATGTGATAATCCGAAACTGCGTGGAGGACGGTATCCGTTATGGACTCCGCCGAGCCTACAAGCACACAGATGAACCATCCGAGGACTTGCTGGAAAGCGAGATTCACTCAGCAATTATGATGGAACTCGATGAGAAGTTCGAGTTTGAAATCCCAAGACTAGACTAATACTATGAGCGTATCACACAAACTAGAATCATGGCTCCTCAAGGGGAAGACCATCACCGCCCTGCAAGCCCTTAATAAATGGGGGTGCATGAGGTTATCGGCACGGATCAACGAGCTTCGCAATGCAGGGTTCCCAATCCTTACGGACAGCGTAAAGCGAAATGGCAAGATCTTTGCTCGCTATCGTCTTGCCGCCTAAAACAATCGGGCATGTCGGTAGCTTAACTCATTTTCGCTGCACCACCCAGCGTCCGACAAGGTGGAACCTTTAACAATTATGAGCACCCAATGTAAATACCAACCAATAAGGTCGATTGGAGAAATCCCAGATGGTGTTGTGCTGAACTGCAAATGGATTTCAAATGGGAGTATCACACACGACAAGGCGTACAAACTAAATGGATTCTGGTATCTAGTATGGAATGATGAGGCAATGAGGCATCCAAATGCCATCCAATGTAGGCGGATCGCCATAAAGGAGACAAATGCCCAAATTACAAAAGACATGTTGGCTATAGCCGCAGATAATGAACTGTTGCTGAGACAGGAAATAGAGGATCAGCGTGAACATATCCAGATACTGGAAGAGGAAATACAAAAATTGTCTGAGAGTGTAACAGCCAACCAATAAACAACCATGAACACAATAACATCAAGAATAACCGTACTACCAAAAGGCGAGCCAATATTCAGCCATCAAGCTACTGAAATTAGCATCGTGGACGAAGCTGCTGGGCCTTTTATTGAGATAAAGCAATTCCCTCAAGAGGGAGAGGAGCAAACCATTAAGTTCAATGTTGAGGAATGGCCCTGCATCGCGAAGGCTGTGGTCAAAATCCTCCAAGAAATCGAGAAACTAGAAGCGAAACCATGAAAACTGAAAAAGCAATTCAAGTACTGCGTGATTTTAACCTGTGGCGCAGGGGTAATGAGGACATGCAGTATTTGGAAATACAGCCGCCAGATCCGTGGGAAATCGGAGAAGCTATCGACGATGTGCTGATGGCCATCGGCGACATGGAGGAGGAAGCCAAACTCCATCGTGGGGCTATCACAGGCTGGCAAAACAAATGGGAATGCGCGGTTGACATGGCAGCCAAGACTAAAGCTGAGCGCGACGAGGCTTGTGCGGATCTAGAATTTCGGCGTGACCTTTTCAAGC